CGGGTAAATCTTGTAGGTGTCCTTTAAACTAACTAAGAGGTGATTATCTAATGGCTAAGGCATACACAGGAAGAGATGGTTCGCTTCAACTAAGCGATGTTGACCAAGTAAAGGTCAAGAGCTGGAGTCTTTCAGCCGATCTAGATTTGCTTGATACAACTAGTCTTTCCGATAGCGTCCGAAGTTATTCCCCAGGGATTCAATCTTTTAATGGAACAGCCACACTCTTGTATTACAAGCAAGATGATGGAACAAATGATGCAAGCGCACTTTTAAGAAAACTTGTAAAGACTGGTACAGATGGAGTTGCTTCTACAGACACAGTTTCTTTAACTCTTCGATTAGCTGACGGAACATCATATTCAGATGTGAAATTAACTGCATATATCACAGGTGCTCAAATAGGAGTTGCAACAGGAGATATTGTTTCTACCGATATAACATTCCAAGCTACAGGTGCTTTGACTACAGCAACCCTCTAACTAATGGCTATCTATCTTGGGTCGAAGGGCCGCGTTGAACTACAAAGAACTTTTGGCAGTCGTGAGATTGTTACTACGATCAGTGACAATGAAGTTGTTGCAACTAAGAAAAGACTTGGTTTTGATTTAGCAAGTCAGGGAGACACAAGTGAATTAATAACAGGTGACGAACTAGAAATAAGAGCTGATAGCAATCTTGTTTTTATTAGTGGTTATACAGGCGTAAAGACTGGAAAATTCTTTATTCACGTTGATGAACTGGGAGGTATCAGGCTCTATGCAACCTATGCACATGCCATTACAGGTGGAACGTCAAATGCTATTTCTCTAGTTGCTCAATCTTCTGGTTGGTCTTTAGATGTTCGCTTTACTGTCCAAAATGCGATCCATAGAATTCTTGGTCAAGTTACTTCTTATGAATTGAATACATCTGCTGAGGTTGTAGATACAACAGCTTTGTCTGATGATTTCAGGAATAGTATTAATGGAATATTGAGTGGATCTGGAAGACTGGAATCTTTCTGGGATTACCGAGATACCGTGGGAGCTGGTGAATATGAATCAGCTCAGTACTTACACCAATTAATTCTTAGATCAGATATTGGGAGCGAATTTAATGCTCACTTTTATTTAAAAATTGATGGATATGACCCAAGTGGAGGAGGAGCTGAAATTGCTAATGATGTGATTTGGTATGACGTAAAAGGATTAATAACCAATACAGCAATTGCTTTCAATACAGGTCAGCTTGTGAAAATGACTGCTGACTTTGTAACAACTGGAAAGATCAATTTGAAGGTGATGACTGCGGCTGAATACAAACTTCTTCAGGAAAATACTGACTTCCTCTTACTCGAACAGGACTCTTCGGCTAACCTATTGCTTGAGACCGATTAGTAGTTAGGTATGGCAAACGCAAAAATTAGTGCTCTTAATGAGGTCACTGGTTCTAACCTTGATGACGAGGACGTTCTAGCAATTGTTAATGCGACCGAAACCAAGAAGGTCAAATTTAACGAGCTGATTAGTGCAGCGGGATTAAACAAACTAAGTGGAACGCCTATACCTTCAGGCAAAGTTGCCTTTGCGAGTGGAGCAATAGTTGAAGCTTCAATGGCTACAGACAGTGTGAACACTGCGGCCATAAAAAACGATAACGTAACAGCAGCAAAGCTCGGTAATGATATTGCGAAAATCCAGAGTGGTACTAGTGGTTCTGGTGACTTCACCGGACAAATTCTTGTAGATACAGCAGCATCAAATAAGGTTTATATCTGGGACGGATCTAGCTGGGATGCGTTAGTTGCTGGTACGACCACTATTTCTGGATCTACTAGTGGAATTATTAATGTTGTTTCGACTGCTTCTGGAACGACTTACACATTAAGCGCAACGGTTGATGACACTGACGCAGCTAATAAGTTCCTCGCTGGACCTACCTCAGGTGCGGGTGCTGTAAGTGCAAGAGTCATTGCAGGTAGCGATCTGCCCGATCCAACAACATCAGCGAAAGGCGGCGTAATTATCAATGGAAATGGATTAACTCAAACGAGTGGAACCATAAAAATTGATAACACCGTTACAGCTTCAGGCTCTACATATTCTGTTTGTCAGCATGACGCAAATGGACTAGTAACAGCTTCACGCGCTCCAACAAGTGCTGATATCCCTTTGGCCACATCTAGTGCAACTGGAGCTGTCAAACCAGGTTCAGGGCTAAGTGTTGATGGAAATGGTGCTCTGACTATTACGAATGCGGTAACTGGTGCAACTAAAACGAAAATCACTTACGACGCTGATGGCTTGGTCACTGCTGGGGCTGATTTAGCGGCTTCAGACATCCCAAATTTGGCAGCCTCAAAAATAACAAGCGGAACAATAGATATTGCACGTATCGCTGATGATGCAATAACGGCCGCAAAGATGGCCAATTCTTCTACATGTATTGTTCAATCTATATCCCAGGCGGGTTTTCCTACGGCAGCCTTTACTGGCCAGCTACTATTCGACTCAGTGGCTGAAGATGCCTATCTGTGGGACGGAAATGCTTGGCAGGCTATTACTACATTAACGAAAGGAAGTTTAGTAAACGGGGGAACATTTAACGCCAGCACAAGTAAGATGGCTTCAATTACTACAGCAGGCGGTGCGGCCGGTTTAGTAGTTGGATCAAACCTACCTACTCCAAGTGAAACAACTGATGGCGTTTATGTAGTTGTTGCAACGGCTGGCACTCCTTCAGCTCCAGCTCCAGTCGTCTCACTTAATCCTCCTGATTATATATTAGGGGTCACAAATGCGTCAGGATCTAGCTGGAATGAGATTGATCTTTCTGCAACTGTAAGTGGACAGACAGCGGGGAATGTATCGTTCACCCCATTTGGTCAGGTTTCGTCCACAAATACACAAGATTC